AGATCGCCTGAGGAAACGGGATTTATAACAATTGGTAATATATTGGCGGTCGGATCTCTAGCCAAGCTTACTAAAGCCCTATTTCCCGATGCCTTAGCTAAGGATACGGACGGCGATCAGATATACGACATACTTAACGAGCTGCTTATTAACTCGTGGTTTGAGGTCGCTCCTGCCCTACAGTGGTTCAACTATGACCCTACGACTACGTGGGCCAATGCTGAAAACGTAGGTCTAGGCGAGATAGATCAGCCGGGCCTTTACGAGATGATCTCTCGAGCAGCTGATCCGGCTATCAGCTATAACCTCTGCGCTCAAATAGCACAAAGCGCACAAGGCCAGATATACGAAGATAAGGCCGGGCGAGTCTGCTACGCCGATACGGACCATCGTACGGCTTATCTCTCAGCTAATGGCTATACCAATTTATCGGCCAATTACGCTATACCGTCTACGGTTAAATCTATCCTTCAGATAGGCAAGATCCGTAACTCTTTAGTATTCAACTATGGCAATAATTACAATAGCCAAGCCTCGGCCCTCGATGCAGACTCAATCGCTAACTACGGCCGTTATCAACGCAGCGTTACGACTAATCTCCATAACTTAGCTGATGTAAATACCCTTATGACCCGAGAGCTAGGGCTCCGAGCGATCCCTCGAGAGCAGCTACAGAGCATTACCTTTAGGCTCGATAACTCAGAGCTGCCCGATGCCGAGCGAGACAAGCTCATAGATGCGTTTTTTGGCGAGCCCGTAATAATTAACGATCTGCCTATTAATATGTTTAACGGCTCTTTTAATGGCTTTGTCGAGGGCTTTGCTATAAAGGCTACTCCGGGTTATGTCGATCTAACCCTCACACTTAGCCCTACAGATTTCTCACTGGTCGCGCCACAGTGGGACACGGTTAGCCCGTCTAACCTAATTTGGACTGGAGTAAATGCTACTCTTATCTGGGAAAACGCTTTTGGAGGACTCACTTAATGGCAACCGTAACCCCTAATTTTAACTGGCCCGTACCGACCTCGACAGACCTCGTAAAAGATGGTGCTACTGCGATCGAGGCTCTCGGTGACTCTATAGATGCCTCGCTTGTCGATCTTAAAGGCGGCACTAGCGGCCAAGTACTAGCTAAAAACTCTAATACCGATATGGATTTCGTATGGGTTACTGATGCTGCCGGTGATATTACAGGAGTTACAGTATCAAGCCCTCTTACCGGTGGAGGTACCTCGGGTACCGTTACCGTAGGTATTCTCAGCGGTACTACGTCAAATCTTGGAGCAGTGCAATTATCAGACTCTACCTCTAGCACCTCTACTACTCTTGCAGCACAGACAATCGGATCGGCCGTATCATCAGTGACCGTTACAGGCGCATTTAGCGCAACTTATGACAATTACTTGATTACAATTAATGGTGGAGCTGGCTCAAATAACAACAATTCCGTAATGACTCTGGGTAGCACTAGCGCCGGTTATTATATGTCTGGATATTATGTCTCGATGACTGGAACTACAGTTACAGGATTTAACATCAACAATGGATCAGGCTGGACTGCAAGCTATTACTCAACCAGTAATCATTCTGGCTATATCAATTTACAAAATCCATTTTTATCGAAAAATACCACAATCGACACGACTGCAATCGGCGGTACTGGATATTTTATTGCTAAATATTCGGGGATGCTTAATGACACAAACTCTTACACCGCATTTACATTAACGGGTGGAAGCGCCAGCACAATGACTGGCGGCGAAATCCGCGTTTATGGTTACCAGAACTCATAAGGAGAAAAAATGACTTATAAAATACAAATAGATGATCTCGTCAGAGATGCAACGCCAGAAGAAATTGCAGCGATAGAAGCAAGTAAAGCCGAAGCTGCCGCAAAGTTAAAAGCGGAAGAAGAAAAAGCAGAGGCTAAAGCAGCACTACTCGAGCGTTTAGGCATTACTGGCGAAGAAGCAGCGCTACTACTTTCATAATGCTAAAAAGTTATAACGGATACCCGGCTTCTAAAGATCCCGACGAGATAAAAATTAAGGCGTATCCGGTCAAGGGTACAGACCGTAAGCTTAGGTGCGCTGAGAGTGTGGGCCCACTCTTGGCGGCCTTTGCGGCTGAGTTTCACGAGCTGATCGAGCCGATCGACGAGGGAACTTTTGACGATTGGGCTTACGCTTTTCGTATGGTTCGAGGTACTACCGATAAATTATCCTGCCACTCATCCGGTACGGCGATCGACCTTAACGCGACTAAACACCCTCTCGGCAAGGTGGGCACATTCCCGGCTGAAAAAGTACCGATGATCCGGGCGCTATCTAAAAAGTACGGCTTGAAATGGGGCGGTGACTTTAAGAGCCGAGCCGATGAGATGCACTGGGAGGTAGAAGTGACACCTGCCAAGGCTAAAGCCTTAATAGAAAGTTTAGGGTTATAGTTAGACAAATCTCTAAGGGCACTAGGGAGTAACACTATGCAAGACCAGTTAATCGCTGCCGGTAAGTCATACGCTCGAGCAGCTCTAGCAAGCGCCGTTGCGCTTTATATGTCCGGTATTACAGATCCTAAAGTACTAGCTAATGCGTTTATCGCAGGCTTAGTAGGTCCTCTACTTAAAGCCTTGCAGCCAAGCGAAAAGCAGTACGGTCTAGGCTCTAAATGATCCGGGCCCTGATAGGGGCGATGTTGGGGACGTTGCTCCTATCAGGGTGCGGTTATCAAGGATGGGTAAGGTATGAGTGCCAAGAATACGAAAACTGGACAAAGCCTGAGTGCAATAAGCCGCAGTGTGAAGTTACAGGGACCTGCACTGAGGACCTTATTACGCGAAATGAGTAGAGAAAAGAAAAGGCTAAGCCCCGAGGATATCCACGCTCGCTTAATCTTTCTGATAGGTGCGGTACTTGCCCTTACCTTTTTTGTAATTACAGGGGGTGCGGTTTATGCGCTTGTTTTTGTAACTCAGCCTGTAGGGGCTCAAGCTCCTAATGATCGAGATTTTATACAGCTGCTACAGACTTTAGCTATATTCTTAACCGGAGCTTTAGGCGGCGTACTTGCCGGTAATGGCCTTAAATCTAAAGCTAAAGAACCGACAAAAACCGACACACCGAATTAAATAGTTGCTATATGTCGGAGGGTGCCTTCATACTGATACTACACACGCCGAGAGGGCTACTCGGGTAGTAGCCTCATCGGCCTTAACAAAGGGCGATATATGAACAGTGCAGACTTTTTAATAATCTTTACAGTAACGGGCATTATGGCAGCGTTTATTAAAGCTGCATACACGATGGGATATCGAGAAGGCCATAGCGAGGGATACCTCAGAGGTCGAGCTATAGCTCAAGCTCTCAAAGATAAAGGCTTGGTCCGATAATGGCGGCCCTCGATGGTTACGAGTTAGCTAATGACTCGATCAAGCGCTTTAGGGCAGAATTTCCTAGTGGGCGTATTATCCCGGTGTTACTTGATTGGGATCTAATTAAGGGCTACGTCCTATACCGATGCGATGTCTATCGAGAGTATGAGGATGTTTATCCTAGTGCTTCGAGTACGGCTTACGGTAACGTAGAGTTTTATCCTCCTCATATGAAAAGATGGTTTATAGAGGATACAGAAACAAGTGCAATTACTAGGGCTATAAAGCTTTTAACCCCAAGCGCCGAGAGGCCAAGCCGGGCCACTAAAGCAGCTAGTGAAGGTATCTCTACGATGGCTACCGCTATCGCTGAGATCCAACAAGGGCTAGGCGGTGAATTACCGGGCGAGCCTCCTCGATGCGTACACGGTACGAGAGTATGGGCTGAGGGCAAGAGCTCTAAGACCGGTAAAGACTGGGCCGCGTGGCGATGCACTCAGAATAACAAAAACACTCAATGTGACCCGATATGGCAAGTACTGGGCAGTGATGGTAAGTGGAAGGATCAAGTATGACTATAAACCCTAAAGATATTTATAGGTCACCAGACGGCCATACTTATAGTTTTGACGGATATGGCGGGGTAGGTAATTGCTATAAATGCGATAACGAGGTACATATAAACGATTATGTACGCGAGGATGGTTTAGTTCTAGCGTTTTGTAAACGTTGTGAGGATGCGTTAAAGCTATGACCGAGCAGGGCCTATTTGATTACATAAAGGCCACGTACCTTGAGGATCTAGTCAAGTCCGAGCACACGTACGAGTACATAGATGCTACGAGTAATGGCTATCGGCTCACGATCGAGCTTAAATGCCGGCATACGCATTATGACGAGCTCATACTTGAGAAAGATAAATACGAGTCACTTATGGATAGAGCTAACGATCTCGGCTTTACGCCTTTCTACATCAACTCAACGCCTAAAGGCATATACGCGTTTAACCTACGCAAAATAACGGTTACTTTCAGTACTAAGCGCTTACCCTCTAGCACCGTC